TATGGGATAAATGCGTATGCTCTTTCATAATTGGACTCCCCCTCCAATTATGTTTACTAAAGAAAAGTTAAATACTTATCCTCCCCTTTTTAGCGGAAGCCTGTCATTTTTATGATGGGCTTTCTGTTTTAATGCCCTGTTTATCGGTGTTTCAAGGCTTTCTATTTATTAGAAATATTAAGAAATATAATAATATTTTCATGTTTTACACCCATTTTACACCCACCCTACATAAAAAAATAAACCACCCTGTGAAGAGTGGCTTATAAATTAAAACAAATTAGCAATTTTTTGTATCTCTGTTGCCTTAGTATTCGGTAATACATGACTGTATAAATCCATTGTCATTGATAGCTTGCTGTGTCCTAAGATGGTTTTTAACACTTGTGGTGGCATACCATTTTCAATACACCTGGTAGCGAATGTATGTCTGAATGTATGCGGTGTAATATGCTTAAATTCTTTATGTTCTTTCTGAATTTCTGCAACAACTCTGTTTAACTCCTGTTTTAACATATCCCTATTTATTGGATAGCCTGTCATGGTCGTAAATACAAGGTTTTCAAGCCCTTCTTTATTCTTCCACTTATCCCCTAGCAACATTCTGTTTTCTGATTGTTTAAGCTTCTGACGCTTTAAAACTGCTACTGCATTATCTATTAAGGGAATATCTCTCCTGCTTGTTGGTGTTTTAGGTGTATCAAGTAAGTAATCCTTATTCACATAAACCAATGTATTTTTTATATGAATAGTCTTGTCTTTAAAGTCAACGTCCTGCCATTGTAATCCCCTTAATTCTCCGCTTCTCATTCCTGTAGCAAGTGCCAATATAAACAGGTCGTTAAGGTAGCTATCTTTCGCACATTCAAGAAATATTCGTTGTTCTTCAACAGTCATTACTCTTGGCTCCTTATGCTCTGATATTTTAGGAAGAGTAGCCAATGGTACAGGGTTTTCAATAATGACTTTGTTTTTTAATGCCTGCTTATACATACCACTTAATACAACCGATACAAGCTCTATCGTATTTCTTGAATATCCTTTTCTATTTAAATTATTGTAAATCCTCTGAATATGCTCTGGTCGAATATCTTTAAGTTTCTTTCTACCTAGTGGCTTTTCAATATATGATCTAAAGTTATCTCTATATACCCCTACTGTTCCTTGTTTGACTGTAGGCTCTTTATATTCTTTCATCCATATATCAAACCATCCGGAAACTGTTATATTGTCCTGTTTAGCAAATAAGCCATGTTCAACCTCGTATTTTAGATTAGCATATTTCTTTTTAACTTCTCTTAGGTCGTTATCATAAACAGTATATCTATCACCACCATGCCGAAACCGCCCCATGTATCTGCCATCTGCTCTTTGAGTTATCCCTTCTGGTAGCCTTTTACCGCTTAAGTCAAATGCCATTGTATCAGCTCCTTTCTTAGTGTAAAGGGTAGTAACTTTACTTACCAGCCTTTCCGTATACCTTTATCTAAATAAATTCAATGCGTCCTTATAACCCTACATATAACATAATTCCTCTGCTTTGCACTGTACTTCCTCTGGATCTGCTTCTTTGTCACTCTCTAGCTCCATATATTCCTTATTCTCTGTCAAAGCCTTTTCAATTCTCGCATATACATATTGCATAAAATCTTTATGCATAAGCATTCCATCCATTAGCACACCCTCGCTTTCCGCTTGGCTCTTTCAGCCCTTATTCCTTGCATACGACCATAATTATAAATCATTGAAGCATCCCAAAACATATTAAAGTCCATATCTTTTCCAAGTATAAATTCTATGGTTTCAATTTCTTCATCATTAGGAAAATATTGCTTATTGACAATTGTTTTTGCTTCCATCATGCTAGATATTAGGGTTATCTCTTCAACTGAAAGATTACATATTTTTTCTGCTAATACAGGGTTTTTATCAAACGCATTTTTAACCATTTGTTTTTCCTCTTGACTTAACATTGTTCTATTCATATCGCTTAACTCCTTTTCTCTTGCGTCGAAGTTTCATCTATGGTATATTTATTTTAAGATGTTCCGACTGTGGTTAGTTGGGTTACATTAGGCCTTGTACTTCTGCGAAAAGTACAGGGCTTTTACATTGTTTCTCGCTGTTCCATCATTAAATCCTTATTAAGCTGCCTATCTATTGCATCCATAATCTCAAGGTGTTTTTCAAGAAATTCTTGACTGTTTACATTAAGCCTTTTTTCTTCGTTAGCAATTATATTATTCATCATTTCCTGGCATTCTAGATTGCTCAATTTTTCATCTCCCTTCTTTTCAGATATCTTTCCATGTGATACAATTAGTCTATATCAGATGTTTCTGATAATAGAGTACTGATATCACTATTAAATAGTTCTTGCAGCTTAAGAATTACATCATATGATGGTTTACGTTGGCCATGCTCTATGTATTGGTATGTTCTAACTGTAATACCTAATATATGAGCTAGTTCATCTTGCGTCATGTTTCTGCTTAAGCGTGCTTTTTTAAGATTATTCAACTTATCACTTCCTTTCTTAACATGCCGTTTTGTGCTTCTTATATGAATATTTTAACGTGCCGTTTTGTGCATGTCAAGTATAAAATAAAAAGATTCGAGGAATATTTATGTCAAAACTTAGTGAACGATTAATACAATTAAAAACCGAAAGAAAACTATTACAAAAAGATATTGCTAAAGGCTGTAATATAGCTTTGCGTACCTACCAATATTATGAGCGTGCTGAACGTGAACCCTCTGCATCTACTCTTATATCTCTAGCTGACTATTTTAATGTATCCCTGGACTACCTAACCGGTAGATCAGATAATCCAGAGATACAATAATAGTTTTAAATATTGACCTCGTATTTTGACCGTACAGGCATTTTAAGGTTTTATGTATGTAAAGCCTTGCTTGTATGGTTTTATTATGCCTAAAACTTAATTCTATGCGTTCTAGCACATATATAGCAATCATTTAATACCCTGTAATTCCAAATTACATAAAGCTATGTATTCAATTATAGAAGTTCCGGTATTTTTAAAACCGCTTATACTTCCCCTGTATGCCTTAGCATAGTTTACTTCGAATTTCTCTTCTAGTTCCTTTCTAACCCTTGGATGCCTTAGTTTTCTTAATGCTTTAGCTTCAATTTTTCTTATTCCCTCTCTGGTAATTCCAAATTCTTCGCCTGTTTTTGCAAGAGACATATCTTTTTCGAATCTGCAAATAATAACCTCATTCTCTTTATCTGTTGTATTGTCCTTTACTATCTGCCATAGTTCTCTTTGAATGCGGTTTTCCATCATACCATCAATAACATTATTTTCAATATCTATATCTGGATCAAGTATAGCCTCACCAAGCTTCAATTCATCGTCTGTACTGGGTATTACTTCGTCAAGGGATTTCATATTATAAAAATCATGGTAAGCTTTCTTGATGCCATCTAAGGCTTGCTGACCTACCTCTAAGCACGCTCTCAATTCATTATCAAGTGGCTTTCTCCCTAATTGCATTTCAAAGGTCGAAATAAGCTTTTTATAACGCATAACCTTATTGTATAGATGACTAGGTATTCTAACAGTCAATCCATTATTCTCTAGATATCTTTTAATGGCCTGTTTAATCCAATAACCAGCGTATGACATAAATAAAACCCCTGCTGTGTTCTCATACCTCTGTACCGCTTCATATAATCCAAAATAGGCCTCTTGCATTAAGTCCTCTATATCGCACACATGATCATACCTTTTAGCTATTTTAAAGATATAACCACGGTTCTGCTGATAGAGTTGTTCTATATTATCAGATTGATTAATTCCTCTCTGTATCTGCTCTACAAGTTCCTCATTTGTCATTATCCGCACCTCCGATATTTACATCAAGGGTGTAACTTTAAGTTACCCCCTTGAGATATCTTGTTGCCATTACTTTGCTATCCAATTATCCTCTAACATATCATGTATGTACTTTTGTAATTCCTCTAAGCTATATTCAACCTTTTTAGCATTTCCCTTCATCGCATACTCAAATAGCTTGTCTATAATCCTTTTATAATCAACAGTATGCTGTAAGCTCCATATGCGAGTTTCTGCCAACTCTTTATATTCATCATATATTGGAATACTAAACACTTTTTTAATATGCTCAACTGTCAGAGCTGTAATTATATTAATAATGTTTTCTACACCCTTTGGACCATTGAATAACAACCCACCTAACCGGATGCCATCACAAGAAATTTTCAACTTATCTATACTTATTTCAATATTTTTAGTATAGGGTTTATCTAATAAAGTATAGTTATAAAGGCGAATTCTCCTTAGTGCTTTTATATATTCTTTGTCTAGCATATGCTTCTCCTATCTTCTAATCATACTATTGACTTTGCCTTCAACAAAACTTCCAACCATTTTCTTATCAAGATATATATCTATATCTGCTTTTTTCATTCCTCTTGCTATTGCTTCCTCGATTAAGTTATAGTCTATGGATTGCGATTGTGGTACAGAGGATTTTATTGCACTAGATGGGTTATAATATTTAAGCATTTCCTCTAAGTCGTTTGTTCTTAAGATTGTATCCCTTGCTGTGCCTGGTTGCATGTTTTTATAGGCGTGTTCTTGGATGGCCTTTCGCATTTGCGCTTCACTTGATACGGTTTCCTCGTATTTTAAAGCTTGATTCATTTTAAACTTAGCAAGGTCAGCCTCATAGATTTCTTTTGAGTTAGCAATAGCAAGTTCTTTTTGCTCCCTTAGATATTCTTTGTACTCGTTCTGTCTATCTCTAAAGGCATCCTTTTCTAATTCTTGTTCTTCTTTTAAAGCTTCAAGTCTTAATTTATATCGTTCTGAGATAGCCTCTTTCTCATTCTTAAGCTGTTCGGCTAATTTTTCCTGTTCTTTTTTCTGTTCTTCCTTGATGGCATTGACTTTTTCATCAAAGCTTTTGTTGATAGTTTCCTTCTGCTCCTTGAGGATGTTTTTCTGTAGAGTTCTTTCGCTTTTTAACCGTTCCTTAGCAACTCTTTCATCATGCTTTTGTAGCTCCTTTTGTGCCTCCATCCTTTCCTCAATGGTCTTAGCACTTTCTACCCTTGCCTGTAGTTCGGCTCTCTTTTCGGCTTCCTCTCTAGCCTGTAACGCTCTATCCTCTGCTTCTTGCTGATTGTCAATGGCATCTATTTCATCCTGTACCTTTTTAAGCTCTTTATATCTGTCCTCGTCAACCGTCTTAATCTTCTGTAGATATTCCTCGTTCAGCAACTCTAACTTTGCTTTATGGGTTTTCTCAACTTCGGCAAGCTCTTTTTCCTGTGCTTTTTGGACTTCCTCAACTCGCTTTTGTTGAGATTTAGCAAAGGCTCTTTCCTCGGCTTTAAGTTGCTTGTCAAGTTCTTTTGAGGTTTGGTCATAAATCTTATTTATTTGCTTTTGTCTGTCCTCTAGAGTACCTATTTCGGCTTGTGTTTGTTCGTCTAGATATTTTTTGTACTTTTCATTAAAACTATCAAGCGATTTTGTAGTCTCATCAATGATCGAATGATCTCCTATATACTTCATGTAGGTGTCATACTCGCTTGTAAGTTGCTCTAGGCTAGTATTTAAGCCATCTACTTGTTTTTGATTTTCTTTTAGCAAGTCTGTTCGTATCTTGATTTCCTTTTTATAGTTATTTGCCGATATCGAACTCGCTGATGGCCTATCCCATCGATTAGCGGTTTTGGTGGCTTGTTTTTCCAGTTCCTTATATGTTTCAAGCTCATCTTTAAGAAGCTTGTTTTTATCTTCCAGAACAGCAATCTCTTTTTCGGTTTTTAAGATACTTAACTCTGTCTCTGCTATCTTCTGCCCTGCAAGCTGTACTCTCTGCAATTCTAGATTAGCATCTATTAAGCCCTGTACTTCTTGAGTGTTTTTGTTTAGCATCCACGTGTTTTCATCTAACACAAGATTCATATCTGGCATTAGCTTGTTAATTTGCTCAACCAAAGAGATCATCTGTGCCTTTTCGGAATTTGACTTTAATTCCTTATCAGCAAGCTCATATAAAGTATTTGACAATCTCCTTACTGTCTCATATTTGTTTTCTAGCTCATCTACTTCTTTTTGTCTGTCCTCTATACCTTTAGTGATTTCATCGTTGAGCTTTTTAGTTTCTTCATGTAATTTTTTTGTTGTCTGATATAACTCATTTGACTCTAGAGCTGCTTCCTTGGCGCTCTTTGCATAAGAGAATAGGGCTGTACTAATTCCTATAATTGCACTAGCTATAGCCGCATATACATTTACTTTGGTTGTAGCATTAAAAGCTAGCTGTGCAGCTGTAGCTTCCTTTGTTGTATCTGTTAGGGTTTTATATGCTTTTATAATATATGCTATCCCATCCCCTACCTTTTTTGTTAGGATTGCAGCACCTATGCCTTTAAGCCCTGCTATTACCTTATCAGAGTTATCAACCATCCATACAAACGCATCTACTATCCCCTCTGCCAGTATCTCGGCTACCTCCGCTAAATTATCCCCCATACCATCCATAGCCTCGTTTAGCTTTGCGGTCGCTCTTGTAACAGAGGGTATAACCGCTTCGCCTAGTTTAGTGAGGATTTCCTCTCTTTGTAGGTCAGATATCCTTTGCTGATTAGCTAAACTATCAATGTTCCTCGCAAAATCGCCCTGTGCATCTGCTGTGGTTTTTAGTAGGTAGTTATATCTAAGGGTGACTTGCTCGGCTTGTGTCATTTCACTATAAGCTTCTTTTATGCCCTCTGAAAGTGCATAAGCTTCAAGGTTTGCCACGTTCAGATTAATACCCAACTGTTTCAATGGCTCGGTTTCGCCACTTATACCGCTTCGAATTTTTGTAAAGGCGGTTTCAATGTCGATATTATAGAATGATGCCATGTCCCCTGCTAATTGGACTAGGCTCTTTGACATTTCGAGAACTTGATCATCAGTAACTTGCATGGATTTTAGCATGGCTCCCATTGTGCCAGCAAATTGCTTGCTAAACAATACAGATACACCGTGAGCATCTCCCATGCTTTCAGCCCAACTATCAATATTCTCTGCACCCTTGCCAAAAGTAACATCAACTACGTTTTGTACTTCTTCTAGGTCTGATGCTAACTCGATGCTTTGCTCAATGGAATCACCTATTACATTCGCTAGTTTGCGGATACCGTCAGATATTGCATCTGATACAAGATTAGCCTTTAATATATCGCCAAATATACTGGTTTTCTTGGTAGCTCCATCAACTTGCTTTCCGTACTCGTCTATGCTTCTAGCAGTCTTTTTTGTGGAACTTTCCGCTTCTTTCATATATTTTTCGTTATCATTTATTTCACGATTGAGTTTTAACAAATAAGCGTTTGCATTATTAAGTTTAATCTGCCAGTCTTGGACTTGCCTTGAATTTTCTCCGTATTGTTTGGCAGCGTTTTCTAAGGCTCCCCTTAATAACTTGATGCGTTTTTCCTGTTCTGCCTGTTGCTTGTTTAATATTTCATTCTTTTTACTTAAAGCGTCTAAAGAGTTGGCACTGCCATCAAATTCAGCAGTTACCGACTTCAATTCGCTTTTAAGTACGCTCATGCTCTTATTTACATTGGTTATCGCTTGGCGGTATTCTTTCTCGCCTTCAAGCACTATTCGAGTGCCTATACTCATATTAATTCACCTGCTTTCTTGTATTTAGTGGCACATACTATAAATATATAATACATGCCACTATAGGGATAATCCTGCGATTTTACAGGCAATAAAGAGCAACCTAACCCATTCTCAATTAATTTCAAAAATTCAAAAATGAAAAGTCAAAACTACTTCATGTATCACAAAGCTACCCCAACCCAGTAGGGCATCTTTAGCTACTTACTCTACCCCCGGGGGGATAGTATAGCCCATGACTTACCAATACTTCTTACTATGTATGTTCTTTTCTTCAATGAACCTATCCTCTGCAAGCTTCTGCTTGGCAATCTGTATTTCATTTAATCCAAATATCTCGGCCAACTTATACAATGCCTTATCCCTAGCATATAGCTTGAATTTGAAAGTACCATTTTTATCTAGGCTTATCTCTGATATATTGCTTGTGTCTATATCATCGCTATCTTTAATCTCAACTATCATCTCATAGCCAATGACTGGCTCTCCATCTTTATCATATTCAACTACGGTCTTGACAGTCTTAAAGGATAAGTAATTCTTTATATCATCCCTGGCTATGTCAGCAATTCTCTTAATAACTTCCCCTGCTGTGATTATTGCCTCATCCTCTAGATATTTAGTTAACCTCTCTCTTAGCTCGTTATACCTTGTATTTACCTTATAGGAATTAAATAGCTTGCATGCTCTTGCATCAATGGTATTATCCTTCCAGTATTTACTCTTGGGATATGCTATCTTATATGCTTCTCGTTGGCTCTTGCACTTGATAAGTTCTTGAACAAATATCTCCTGTTGCTGTGTTAGTTTGCTTCCCACATTATCACCCCTGCTTATCTGTACCTCATTCTCTTGTTAAGTTCTGTATGTTCAATTACTGTAGCATCCTTTAACTCAAGCGTGATAAGTCTATCCTCTAGCCTTCTTCTTCTCCTGTCTCTCTCATTGTAAAGAGGCTCGACTAACAGGACCGTTCTATTTTCCTTTTCGATAATATCTATAACTTGTCCTGCCCCTGCTCCGTGTATAGGTGAAATAAATTCTACATAATCTGATCTATTCATTTGATATATCTCCCTTCTTATGCTTTAATAGATTGCACTAATGTGGTATACATTTGCCTAGCTGTGAAGCATGGATGTGAGCGTGATTGTGCTTCTAACTCTTTTACCTTGTCATCTGCTTCTTTTTTGATTCGTTCTATCTCGCTCTTGTTCCACTTTATATACTCTTGAAGTTCCCNTTCAGCTNGAGTAGAACCATCTATTCCCTTATCTATTTTTTCTCTAATAATCTTATTAATATCTGCATCAACTATNANNTTTAAGTCATCAATCTGATATCTTAAGTTCCTGCTTTCGGATGATATCTTATCTGCCTTTTCTCTATCTAACTCTTCTAATAACTGATTAGATACCTGGCTTAACTGTTGTTCTAGTTTTCTTATCTGTCCTCTTGCCTCTGCTGCTCTTTGCTCATATCTTTGTTTTAATTCTATAACCTTCTTTATGCTTGCTAAGTATTCCTCTGATGCCTTTTGAGTTAATCCATTTTTATTATTCATAATAACTACCTTCCCTTCGCTCTGATTTGATCTTTTAAGTATCTAGCTTCTTGCATTTCCATTTTCCTTTTTAGTAACTTCTTCTCATGCTCTAACTCACTAGCCCTTATTTTCTCTTTCAATTGCTCTTTCCGTTTTGTTAATTCTCCCTGCTTTACTCTTTGAGCTTCATCCATTACATATACATTTGTCTGCGGATATGCCGGCATATCAACTATGCTCACATCAATTATGCGTTTGAATTTTTTAATGATTCTAGTTCTGTTGTCTCTGTCGTATTCATCATCGCCAAGGATAAAAGCAAAGCTCATTTTTGAACAATACTTCTCTTTTATCATCTCATATAGGTCTCGACCTACTGATGTATTAGCAAGCTTGGCTCTTATCTTTAAGCCCTTGCTATCATTCATTAATTCAAGCGTTCCGTTCTTAGTGCTTGCTACTCCAAATACTTGGTCTGAATGGTTATATCGCAATACCACATCTGATATATCACAACCATCTAGGGCTGTACTGCTGATAATTTCATAGTATTTTTTCCCTTCGTACTCATACAGGGTAGTTCGTGCATTATATACGATTGCATACCCTTCAATATACATATCTGACATTCTACTCACCTTCTTTCTTTTTCTACATAACCACTAGATCATAAGCTTCATTACCTTTTGAAACTTCTCTGACTAGATACTCTACTCTTTCACCTATCTTAAGTTGGTGAAAACTAGGGCTTAAAACCCCTCTGGCATGAAAGAACAAATCTTCTTTTCTTTCCTCTGCACCATCTGGCCTAATAAAACCATACCCTTTTTCTTTTTTCATTGCTGTTATAGTTCCGTACTTTGTTTCCATGGCTCACCTTCTTTCTTTTGTTTAATACCATTGTGAAATTGATAATTCTCCATCATCGTCTATCATTAAGTTCCTATACATTCCGGATTGAGTATTATGAAATACAATTTCTGTTCCATTAATCCCCTCTGCTTCTCTGACATGATAAACTTCACAATCCTTAATATCATTTATCTCTGTTGCTCCGCCTATAGAATTAAATATTAAGGTTTGTCCTACTTCTTCTTTTTCTTCTACCGCCTTTAAAAGAATGTTTATACCGTCATAAGCCTTAAGAAGATTGTCCGTTATCCTGTTGTGTAGTTCTCTTACTTCCTCGGACGGAATATTGTATTCTCCTGTTCCGCTTAAGCCTTCACTAAACATACAGATTGCATAATCAATGTTATCTCCGATATGTCTTAGCTGTTTTTCCTTGTCATTCATTTCAAAATAGATTTTACTCATAAATTCTTTTCCTCTCTTTCTTATATTTCTTGTGCCGGAGATTAATATATGTTATACTTTTTATATAAATCCGGCTTTGTTCGATTATCGGGTTACTGCCATTATTTAAGTCACACCTTAAGTAATGGTTTTTTATTTTGTGCTTTTAATATGATCACTTCCCTTCAATTTGTCCAACTGCTGCCGAATTTCCTATCTGTACCATCTCTGGAAGTTGGCTCTCAATCTTTTTTTCTTTTGCAATAACCTCATAAAGTTTCATAAAATTTGCCCTATCTGCCATCATGTTTTCTGAATTACATAGATATACATACCCTAGTTGTTTTACTGTTTTTGCGGTTGCTTCATCCATTATCTCATATGCCTTTTGTGGTTCGTTTCTACCAAACTTAGATATTGCGGTCATGACACTCTCATAAGCTTCCCCAGGTGTCTTTATTTTGTTGTTAGTCTTAGTGGCATATTTTTCTCTTATATCTGCTATACTTGGTGGAAATTTATTCGTACTTATTAGCTCAATTACTGAACTCTTACACGCTTCATATTCAAGGTCTTTTAGTAATTCATACCATACATTCATTGAAGCCCTGTCCGGCATTACTGTTGCACTAGGATAAGCTGCCTTAATAGTTGACGATATCACTAGAAATTCCTGTTCGCTCACTTAACCACTCCTTTCCGACATCAAAGAATTCTTCTGTTGTCTGTTTCTTACCGCTTCCTTTTTTCTGTTTGCTTTGAATTATTAGTGTTTCAAACTTCTCTCTTAATTTCTTGGCACTTCTGATATTCTGCTTCCAGAAGCTGTCATTAATAGCAAAGTATAAAGCTTGTCTAATTTCTTCTTCTGTCCTGCCATCAAGTCTTTTCATTCTGTCAATTTCGTTAGCCCATTTTTCTTTTTCTTTATATGTACTTGGCACTTTACTATTAGGATACAGTTCTAAGCATGACTGAATAATTGTATTTACACATAGCATCTCAAAACTTTCATCAGAGAACTTTGGTGTAGTTGGTAATGCGTTAGCAGTATCAACGATACTATTAGGACTGTTAGTTTTTAAACTGTTAATATTAATATTGTTAATATTAGTTGTATTGGTATCCGCAATCGGCAATTCCGTTGTCTGATTTTCCGTTGTCTGATTTTCCGTTGTCTGATTTTCCGTTGTCTGATTTTCGGATTGCGGTAAATCATTATATGTAGCATCGGGAAATGAATTTAATGCGTATATATTTCTTGAAAATTTAGATCCATTTCTTTCCTGTTCTTTATGGACTATCCCATTATCAATTAATATCTTCATGTGTTTGTAAAAACGTTCTCTTCCCATCGGCAATTCGCTCATCATTAACTCTATACCTGGATAACAAATTTCATTATTCCCTGCAAAACTAGCTAGATAAGCATAAATAGACTTTGCTTCTGGTGTAATAGTTTTATTTCGCATTACATTTTGATAGACAAACCCATATCCTTTCTTAGTATGTGTATCTGCCACTTAATCACCCCTTCTCTTTTATAACTTTATTGGATGATTATTAATCAACTGTCTGTTCATTAAGATATGTATCAATTTTTATTTTGTCATACAGTCTGCGTCGCCCAATCTTTACTTCGCTACCTATGCTCTTGGCGAACTCTACCCCCTTGTTTCTTCCTAGACTAAGGTATATACATACCTCATTAGCATCCAGTAACCGTTTTTCGTTTAAACTCACCATTAGCTGACTATTTCTTTCTCTCATTAATACCTTCCTTTCATATTGACATTTAGTAACATATGTTATAACATGTCTATATACTATCAGATAAAATGATATTTGTATAGACTTTTACTATAATTTTTATAGACAGTCTATATTGTGCATTAATAGAACTTTGGTGTCTAGGAGGAATAGAAAATATGATAAATTATAATGAAATAGCCCTGCAAGTTGATTACAAGAGCGGTGAGTATACATGCCTAACGCTCGATTCCAAGGGTTATTTAGAAGAACTTAATTCTTTGCCAATGGGATCTTTTTTGTGTATGGTTGGGAATTTAAATGTCGATACGCTAAAAGAAAAACTGATAGAAATCACTGATGAATTTGTAAATAAGCATAAGGGAAAACCAATGTATTCTATAGAATATAAAGAACTAGATAAATTCAGTAAATATCTGATGCAAGAAATGCTAGAACTTTTGCATGACGATATGCTCTCCTTAATTATAAGAAATGAAATATATAACAAAATAAAAGATTTGTCCTATATTTCTGACACAAACACAATATTGTTTCCAAATTATATATATCTTCAAGAGTTGAAAACTATATGTATTAATGTAATTAATAAGGAATATAATAATCTTAACTCTGATGATTTATATTTATTATCTGGCGATAATATTAAAATGTCTATTGATTATGGTACTAATAACGAGCCTGAAATTACTTATTGTATTCAACATATAGGAGATTTAATCGCTTTTGATACATCAAACTACTCAAAGTCGAATATTATGATTAAAAGTTGTGCAAATTGTGGGAAATTTTTTATTCCTTCTTCTCGATCAGATGAAATATATTGTGATAACATTTATGCTATAGATACAGGCAGAACATGTAAAGAAATTGGATATGAACAAAAAATAAGAAAAGACTTATTTAAATCAGCTTATCGAACCGCATATAAAACGCAAAGGGCAAGAATAAAATATAATTCGCATATATCTGGTTATGAGGATAAACATTTTAAACCCTGGAATATTGCAGCTAAACAAGCCCTGGAAGATTATCAATTAAAGAATGATATAGATGGTTTTAAAGAATGGCTAAAATTAAATAAAGATAATTATTAAAATTAAAACATTAAGCTTACACCCACTTTTACACCCATTAGAAAATAAATGATAAAACATGATAATGGGTAAAATCATGTAAATGCCTATTTTTAATGGTTTTCATAATATGATAAAACATGATAAAAGGAAGGTTTCAAAACCTCCCCTTTTTAGTAAAACCCCTGCTACAATGACGTAGCGGGGGTTTTACTTGTGGCTGGAACAGGCTTATTTACTGGGTTTTAGAAATTTTCCAC